TGTAAGAAAAAAGGTTATAAATGTGTTATAGTAAATACTAATACTACAATCATCACACAAAAAGACGAAGACAAAAATACTTTAACAATCTATAATTACGATGGCAAAAATGGTGAACATACCTTTATAGGTAAAGACACCGTTTGTATAACAAGAGGTGGTGCGTTGCAAGATGAAGCAGGATTATCTTTAATATCTGCTTTTCAAAACTCACAAGCATTTATGTTAAACACAAGATCAGCAATGCTAACTTGTGATAATAAATTAACCTCAGCATTATTATGTGAGAAGTTTGGTATACCAATACCAAGAACTGCTTTCGTATCAAACGAAAAGAATTTAAGAACAGCATTAGATATGATTGGTGGACAGTTTCCACTTATCTTAAAGACATTAACAGGTACACAAGGCGTTGGAGTAATTAAGATTGAAAGTTATGAAGGTCTTGTTGCAACTGTTCAGGCAATGTGGAAACTAAATGCTGAACTTTTAATACAAGAATATATGCCTACAAAGTTTGATGTAAGAACTTTTGTAGTAGATAATAAAATATTTGCAAGTGCTAAAAGAGTGCATAGTACCTATGACTTTAGATCAAACACACATAGAGGTGCTGAAGCATATCCTTACAAAATAAATGATGAAGAAAGAGCAATAATTTTAAAATCTGCTCGTGCTTCAAAAGCATATATGTTAGGAGTTGACCATATTGTATATAAAGGCAAACCATATATTTTAGAACTTAACGGTAGTCCAGGATCAGGTGCTGATTACGAAGGTTATCAGTATAAAGATTATTATTCCGATCCAGAACCATCTGGTAAAATAAATGGTGAAGAATTAATATACAATGTAATTGATTGGGTATCAACAAGAAGTCATTGGGATAGACAATCACTTGTTGAATGTGGTTGGTTAGAAACAATTGACCTAGATGATTTAGGAAAAGTAAGATGTAAATTTGATACAGGTAATGGTTCTGAAGCGTGTGCTTTACACGCAGATGAAATTATATCAGACAAGAAAATTGTTAAATGGAAGTATGATGGAAAAGTTTATTCTAAACCTAGACACGGTACAAGTGAAGTCTTTAGATCAAATGCAACCAATGAAGCGTCAGAAAAAAGACCTACAATATTATTAGATATGACCTTTAATGGTTTTACATATGTAGGTGTAGAAGTAGGATTAGATAAAAGACCTAGATCAGGTTCAGATTTGCTAGTCAATAGAAATTTAATGCGTCAAATGAATGTAAGTGTAAACCCTAATAGAACCTTTGTTTTAAGTAAAAGATTGAAACCAATAGACAAGTAGCATTGACTTTATAGTCAATATGTGATATAACTATATTATAACAATAAGGAGAAATATAATGAGTGAAGTGAAAATATTAAGACTCTCTACTGGCGAAGATGTAATCGCTAAAGTAGGTGAGAACGATCAAGGGATTAGTCTAAAAAATCCTTTCGTAATAATACCTCAACAATCAGCACCAGGACAACCAGTACAGTTAATGATGTCTTTATACAATGCTTTTGGTAAAAGTGATACCATTACAGTTGGCAAAGATAAGATAGTTTTTACTACTGATCCTAAAGAGGAAATATTAAAATCTTACGAACAAAATACAAGTAGGATATTAACACCTAAATCAAGTTTAATAACAGAAACAAATATACCAACTTTGAAAAAGTGATAACAGTTAACTTTATACGGACAAATAATGAGAAAGTCCAAGTGAAGGTGCCTGTAGGTTGGACTTTAATGGAGGCAGCCAAACAAGCAAACTTGGCAGAAATACCAGCAGATTGTGGTGGGTGTTGTGCTTGTGCTACTTGCCATATATGGGTAGGTAATGCTTGGGTAAGTAAATTACCAATAGAGCAAAACTCTATGGAACAAGAATTAATAGAATATGAAAAAGGATATAAAGAAGGCACAAGTAGATTAAGTTGTCAAATATATCTTACAAAAGAATTAGATAATTTGACGGTGCATTTAAGAGATAATGAACTTTTATAAAAGTGTAATAGAAAATTATGGTAAACTTCTAGTTAGAGGTATACATAATGGTGAAGAATTTAAAGAGAAGATTGATTATAGTCCTACTCTTTTTGCAATTTCAAAAAATAAAACTGACCATAAATCTTTATTAGGTCAATATCTAAAACCAATTAAGTTTGACAATATCAAAAAAGCAAGAGAATTTAAAAGAACTTATAGTACAAGCAATGCACCTATCTTTGGTATGGATCGTTATCAGTATCAATATATTTCAGACAACTATCCTGAAGAAATAAAATTTTCAAAAGAACTTATAAAAATATTCACACTTGATATTGAGTGTACTGCTGAAAATGGTTTTCCAGATGTACAAAATCCAGTAGAACAACTACTAGCAATTACAGTTAAGAATCAATCCAATAAACAAATACTAACCTGGGGTGTCGGTGATTATAAAACCGATAGAACAGATGTAACTTATATTAAATGTAGAAATGAAAAGTCTTTGATTATGGAGTTTATGAAATTTTGGATGAAGAATTATCCAGATGTAATTACAGGTTGGAATACAAAGTTTTTTGACTTACCTTATTTGTGTAATAGAATTAAATTATTAACAGATGAAAAAGTTGTAAGAAAATTATCACCTTGGAATCTAGTAAGTACCGAAGAAATAGTTGTAAGAGGTAGATCACAATTATATTATGATATAGTAGGTATTACTATGTTAGATTACCTTGACTTATATAAAAAGTTTATACCTGTTAGACAAGAAAGTTATAAACTTGATTACATAGGTAAAGTAGAAGTAGGAATAAAAAAAGATGAGAATCCTTATGATACATTTAGAGAGTGGTATTCAAAAGACTTTCAATCGTTTATAGATTATAATATTAAAGATGTAGAAATCGTTGATAAACTAGAAGACAAATTAAAACTAATTGAATTAATCTTAAATATGTCCTATGAGGCAAAGATTAATTACCAAGATGTATTTTCACAAGTTAGATTTTGGGATACATTAATCTATAACTTCTTGCGTAAAGATAACATTGTTATCCCACCAAAAGAAGATAATATAAAAGATGAAAAGTATCCTGGTGCATATGTAAAAGACCCATTGGTCGGTATGCACAAATGGATTGTTTCGTTTGACATCAACTCGCTATACCCACATTTGATTATGCAATATAATATTTCTCCAGAAAAAATTATTGGTATGAAATCAGATGGTATAACAGTTAATAAGATGTTGAATCAAACAACGCCTCTAGCATATCTTAAAGAAGAAGGTGCTACTATAACACCTAACGGTGCGTTATTCAAAACTGATAGTGAAGGTTTTTTACCTAAACTATTAGGCAAAATGTATAATGACCGTGTTCAATTTAAGAGTAAAATGTTAGAGGCGAAAAAATTATATAACAAAACAAAAGAACCTAAATTAAAAAATGAAATTGCTCGTTGTCATAATATACAATGGGCAAAAAAGATTGCATTGAATAGTGCTTACGGTGCTATTGGTAATCAGTATTTTAGATATTATGATGTAAGACAGGCAACAGCAATTACACTTGCAGGACAATTCATTATTAGATTTATAGAACAAAAAGTAAATGAATATTTAAATAAGATATTACAAACTGAAAAGAAGGATTATATTGTTGCGTCTGATACAGATTCAATATATCTTACATTAGATACACTTGTTGAACAAGTATGTAAAGATAAATCAAAAGAACAGATATTAAGATTTATTAATAAAGTTGTTGAAGGAAGAATAGAACCTTTCCTAGAAAAATGTTTTGAACAACTATCAGATTATACTAACGCATTTAAAAATTGTATGGTAATGAAACGAGAAGTTGTTGCCGACAAAGGTATATGGACAGCGAAAAAAAGATATATGTTAAATGTATTAGATGAAGAAGGCATTACATTTGACGAACCTAAATTAAAGATTATGGGTATTGAAGCAGTTAAATCTTCAACACCTGAAATTTGTAGAACAAGAATTAAACAAACAATTAATATAATAATGAATAAAGATGAAGAAGTTTTACATAAATTTGTTAAAGATTTTAAAGAAGAATTTTTTAAACTACCTGCTGAGGCAGTATCGTTTCCTAGAAGTTGTAATAATATGAAAAAATATTATAGTAGTTCTAGTGTATTCATTAAAGGCACACCCATTCACGTGAAAGGTGCTTTAATATATAACCAACAAATAAAAGAGTTTGGTTTACAAAACAAATATCCTTTGATACAAGAAGGTGATAAAATTAAATTTGTTAAATTAAAAGAGGCAAATCCATTTAAGTTTGATGTAATAAGTTATGTTACAAAGTTGCCTAAAGAGTTTAAACTAAAAGATTATGTTGATTATGAATTACAATTTGAAAAAACATTT